GGGCAGCCAGCTTTTCTCCGTATGCCGATATTATGCTAGAGGCTAAAGAAAAGAACCTTGCCCAACAGGGTTTTGTCAAGCAAATGAAAATTTAGACTTGCCCTAGCCCGGTATTTGTGATATAATATTATTATAATGTGAGTGGGGCGGCTAACGCTGCAAAAGCTCAACAAGCGTCAGCTTGGGGTACATGAGCCACAACGATTAAAACCTTAGATCGTTACCATGCCCAGGTGGTGAAATTGGTAGACACGCTGGTCTTAGAAGCCAGTGCGCGAGCGTGACGGTTCGAGTCCGTCCCAGGGCACCATAGTTAAGTATTTTGTTCGTCCTAGGTGAAATAAACAGGACATTGCAGCCCAGAGAAATAAGGGTACCCGGCCGGTATATCCCTAAAGCGGGCTGAAGTTAATCGTAGCCGATTCTTAGCGGAATCATATGGCAGGAAGATTAACTCATGCGCGAGCAGGCAGTAAGCAAAATACTTTACTATGGCTGTTGACTGGCCCGATAAGGCACTCTAAAGCCTGAACTGGGAAAACTTATTTCTAGTCAACACCCGTAATTGCGCTGCTCACGCTGAACCTATAAACTCTAGGCTGGTGACTAGGCTGGGATCGTACCCCGTAAAGATATTCGACTGTACAACGTGAACAGTGAAGTCTAGAGCAAGCAGGGATGAGCACCTGCATATATAGTTCCCGCCACGCTTATATAGTCGTATCCCTAGACTATATAGCGCACTATGGCGATAAAAGTTACGAGTGATGGTGGACTACGTAACTGGACACTGGAGACCTGCGGGCCGTCGCCCAATAGTAAAAAGACACTATGTTACCACTTTAGGGAGTGGGGCCATAGTTCAACTCATACTGATTCGCTGGTGACTGCCAGAGATAGCTCTTTCAGGCTGAAGAATGGGTTTAAGTGAGTTGAACTATGGTTATAACAAGGGCTGCTAGTGATAATGGGAGCACGGTGCCTTTGCACGGCATAGGTCGGAGTTCGATCCTCCGGCGGTCCACCATCCAATGCAGGGAATAGTGTTAGTGGCAAGCACGTCTGTCTGTGAAACAGAAAGTTAGGGATCGAAACCCGTTCACCTGCCCAGCCAAATAAGATTTGGGAACCAACCCAAACAGCCCCCGTAAGGGGAATTTAAACACACGGAGATGTGTATGATGGCATATAACGGATTAGACATTATTTCAGTCGATGTTCCGCTAATGCTTAGATTAATGGAATTTGCACGCGAAGATGCTAAACACGATAAAGATTTGCACTTTGTAGCAGAACACCTAATCAGGCTAATGCAAACAAATACTCTCCTCACTATGAAACACTATGACACAATAGTTGATAGAGGGGGTTTTTAATGGGCGATAAATATTACAAGTTCGTAGAGATTGAGGTTAGCCCTAAACTCATGAAAAAACTCTTAGAACATATCAAAGATCCAAACGTAACGCAAGATCATATAAACTATATGATGGACAACTTGATGTGGTTAAGTAAACACGACGAGTGCCTTACCCTAGATGAGTACGAAGTAATCACAGAAAAACCCATAGTTAGTTAACTATGGTCGGCAGCTAGGCTTGCCGGCCTAGTAGCTGTTTAACTCCACAAACAATAATAAAAAACGGAGAATAAAATGGCAGAATCAATCACACCTGCAGGCATGATGATGAGTGGCGGCGACGGTCTTTTCGGAGGCGGTGGTCTTATTGGCGGTCTTATTTTAGGCAGCTTGCTACGAAACAACGGCAATCTATTCGGAGGTGCCGAAGGCGGCGCTGCACTACGTAGTCCTCCTGAGCAGAGTCAAGCCAACATGAGCCTAATGAACGCTATTGGCGAAGTCGGTAAACAAGTTGCACTAGGAACTGCTACAGTTGAGACTAGCAATGCTACTCAAACTGGTCAACTAACTAATGCTATTAGCAGCTCAACAAGTGCAAATCTTATTGCTATCCAAGGTATTAAAGATAATGTTAGTGCTGCAACAGCAGCTTTAACTAATCAAATCAATGGTGTTCAACAGCAAGTAATGGAAAACCGTTACGAGCTTAGCAAAGACATTAGTAACGACGGTGAAAAGACTCGTGCACTATTAGTACAACAGTACGAAGCAATGCTGAACCGTCAGCTAAGCGATGCTAACGCACAAGTTATTGCTCTACAAGCTCGTTTTGATAATTCTGAGCGTGCACGCGGTGTTGAGGTTACTACAACCAATAACATCAATCAGATGCAGCAGCAAGCTCAACAGCAACAGCAATACGGCCAGCTATACAATGCTCTCTGGGGTATTGCTCAGCAAATTCAGAGCACTAACTCAGCAATCAATGTTGGTAGTGGAACACAAACCGCTAATCCATCAAACACAAATACAAATATTAGATAATCTCTAATTAATAGTTGGCCCCCACGTTCAAAAGACTTGGGGGCGCTTTTACTAGGAGTTATCTATGCTAAATCAAAGACAACACTTATTGCCCATTATTGGTTGGTGTCCTGTAATACCTCCAGCACCACCAGTAGCTCCATGTCCTCCGCCACCACTACTAGAAGATAATGATCTTTTTATTAATTATAACGGCGGTATGCCTGGTCCTCCGGGACCACCGGGTCCGCCAGGGCCGCAGGGACCAGAGGGTCCGCAAGGACCACCTGGCACAGTAGCTAATATACCAGTTACGCTTATAGATCAGAGTACATATTTGCCTACTATAGATGAATACTTTTTAGGCATTATTTACGATGGCGCAACTACCATTACCTTGCCCGTAGGTGTGCTAGGCAAAGCGTACATTATTAAAGATAGCGTTGGCGATGCTGAGACTAATCCTATTGTAGTAGAAGCCACAGGCTCTACTATAGACGGCGATACCAGCTATACAATTAATGTAAACTGGGCTAGTATTGGCCTAGTTTACAATGGCATAGAATGGAATGTAATATGAGTTACAATCTACCACTAGCCACTAATACAACTTATGGTGTAGTAACTACTGGTGGCAGCACTGGCGGTGGAGATGTAGGTTATTTCTACTCTAGCCTAACTCAAACCAACTTACTGCCTATTAACACAGTTACTCTTACAAATACTACCTTATCACAAGGTATAACCCTTGTAGCGGGCAGCAGGCTAACAGTTAGTAAATCTGCCAACTACACGCTACAAGTAATGATTCAGTTTTCTAAAAGTACAAGCGCAGGCGGCGCTGCAACTGGTTTTTTCTGGTTGCGTAAGAACGGCATAGACATAGCAGATAGTGCAACTGATGTAATAACTACGGCTGCCGGGGCTGGCGTTGTGCTAGCTGTGCCTTATACTTTAACAATGTTAGCTGGCGATTATCTAGAAATGGCATGGTCTGCTAATACTGCTAACTCCGAACTAATTGCACTACCAGTACAGGCAGGACCACCTGTGATACCTGCAGCACCTAGTGTGCGTATGACACTTCTCCAAGTATGATGCTATAATAAAAATAACAAGGAAACATCATGGCTTATAATACCCCAGTAACCTCTACCACAAACTACGGTGTAGTTAAAGTTGGTAGTGGTATTAATGTAACTAATGGTGTCATTTCCGTAGTAGGAAACGAAACTGTAAATACATACCTAGTAAATAACGCAGCAAGTCCCTATACCTTAGACAGCGCAGGAACTACTCCAAACTACTACTTAGGTGTAGTTGGCACTGGCGCAGCGATTACTATTAACTTAACTGCCGGCACTGATGGCAGAACAGTAGTTATCAAAAGCGAAGCGGGACAAACAAGTGATATTACTATAGTGCCTAACGGCGCAGAAACTATTGAAAATGCAGCAAGCTATACAATTTTAGCTGCTACAGATGGCAGTACAACTCTTATATTTCGCGGAACAAATTGGAACGTAGTCTAGGGAGATAACAGGTTAAATTAATTTTGACGCAAATTTAGAGGTACCTGCTAGAGTTGCGTGGCAATAATTATAGTGTGGTTTCTTGGCCTAGTAGATAGTATCTACTAGATAGGGCTTGGACACAGCAATCCAAGACATAGTTAGATTTTAATTATAACCTTTAAAAACCTTATAAAGTAGTAAAAATGTCAGCTTTAAAAATTCACAAATACTGGTGCCCAAAACAAGAACAAGACTATAAAACTATAATGCAAGCTGTAGATGACTTGGGCGCAGCCAGCCTTGCCTTAGCAACTAACGGCGCTCAAGCCTATACACAGTTCCTACAAGCCCGCGACGATTTTCGAGAATGTTTTACAGAGATAACTAAAAATTACCGATACGTAGAACAAGACAGTTAAAATTTTAATATTGAACTATGCAATCTAGTTTGCTATAATATTACTTTGGCGTTGATTAAAACTGCAAAGTAATTTATATTTAATTTAGGTGTACTATGAAACTAAAACCTCGCAATCCGTATGTGGCACTAGCCCGCAAACGTAGGGCGGGTTCACATACCAAAACCCATAAGCAAGTTCGTGGTCAACTAAATCGCAAACTAGATGCATAAGTTAATGGAAGGGTTGCTAATATTGGCCTTAGGGCGAGCCTTATAAACTCGTAAGCACTGTCCAGATAAGGCAGTTAATGTGGGTTCGATTCCCACCCCTTCTACCATAACCTAGTGAGTTGGCTGAGTGGCTTAAGGCAGCGGTTTGCTAAACCGTCGATTCGGGTCAACCGAGTCCGTGGGTTCGAATCCCACACTCACTGCCACTAAGGATTAATTATGCCCTGTTATAAATGTAGCAATGGTAAGTATAAATACGGTCAACGTGGCAATTGCCAGTTTGACACACTAGAGGCTTGTAAAGCTGCTGAAGCAGCTATTCATGCTCGTGAAGGCGATAATGGTAAGCGTCGAGATGACGATGCCGACGACAAGCCTAAACGTAAACCTAAAAAATAAGCACCTATCGTCTAGCGGCCCAGGACAACTCTCTTTCACGGAGTAGATCGGGGGTTCGAATCCCCCTAGGTGTGCCATACTCGGTGTAGCTTAGTCCGGCTTAAAGCGCCTGCTTTGGGAGCAGGAGATCGTGAGTTCGAATCCCACCCCCGAGACCAATTCTGGTTAGCTATAGAACCTAAACCGCTATAGCCGTTACTAGCCGCGGCAGTGCTAGCGTCATCCATAACAGACGATACGGGTTATGCCGGACAGGTAACCGGCTTTTTTCTTTTACACACACAACACACAAGGAAGTATCATGACAACTAAAAATCCGTACGAAATCCGCACTGAGTTGCTGCAACTTGCTCAGGGCTACCTGCAAGAGCAGTTTGAAGCTAATAAACAATTTGCAGAGCAAACATTTCACCAGATGGTAGAGCTTGGCAAAGTTCAGCCCGAAGATTGGGCTAAACATATGCCCAAGTTTTATGATTTTAAAGATATTCTAGAGAAAGCCAAAGAGCTATACGGCTTTGTAAATAATGAAAGTCGCTGATATGTGGCAGCGCGTCCTGGAATTTGTTCGTCCGTACACATTCGAGGATTATGTCAAAGAATACGGCCCTAAAGACCACAAAGAACTAGAAGATCTAGAAAAGCGCTGGCTTACTACTAGTAACTGGTTCAATCGCTCACAATAACTAATTTTCGCGGGATAGAGTAAAGGTAACTTAGGAGTCTCATAAGCTCCAGATGGGGGTTCGATTCCCTCTCCCGCTACCAAGGACCACACATGAGTGTAACACTTAAAAATCTAGAAAGTGCCCTAGCTGGTGAATCTATGGCACATATTAAATATCTGTACTTTGCAAAACTTGCTGAAGAACAGGGCTTCTGGGATGTAGCAGATCACTTCTACTGGACTGCAGATCAGGAGATTAAACACGCTTGGGGCCACCTTGAGCTGCTGATTGGTACGCCTAGTGTAGTAGAGTCTCTTGAGATGGCAATTGCTGGCGAAACTTATGAGTATACACAAATGTATCCTGAGTTTAAGCAAATTGCACAGGCCGAAAAGAATCTTAAAATTGCAGCCGAGTTTAAAGAGCAGGAAACAGAGTCCAAAGATCATGCTCAACGATTTACTGAAGTGCTACAAAAAGCTGAAAAGCGATTTGCAGCCCTTGCTAGGGTAGAACAAAAACACGCTGAAGCATATAAACAAATTCTTAAAGAGGTTGATCATGAGTGAAGAACACGTTTGTGTAGTTTGCGGCTGGGTTTATGAAGGCAGCGAACTTGACGAAGGTATTGCTTGGTCAGACCTTGAACATGATTTTGAATGTCCAGAGTGTGGCGTAGGCAAAAGTGACTTTGAGGTAATTTAATCTCTAGTGTGGAAGTATAGCACAGCGGTAGTGCACGGCCTTCATACGGCTGTGGTCGTTAGTTCGAATCTAACTACTTCCACCACATTCTCTCCATGGTGTAATGGCAGCATACCAGTCTCCAAAACTGTTGGTTGCGGTTCGAGTCCGTATGGGGAGGCCAAGAAAATTTTTGTCTTGACCCTAAATCGCAGATTTGCTATAATATTATTTCTGTGACAATTTAGGAATCCAAATGGAAGCATTAAATCAAGTTACCAGCCCCATGTTCTTGTTGCCTGCCTATGGTCGCCAGTATCGAACTCGTGAGCAAGTGCTCCGTGACTGGCAAGGTGGCAAAGACTTTCAAATTGAGGGCGGTCCGTACTGTTCGATTCGCGATCTTGACCTAATGCACAAGCAGTTCCAAAATATCTATATTCTCTACGACAGGGGAACTGTACTAGTCTGATCTAAGCCCCGATGGTGGAATAGGTAGACACAAGGGACTTAAAATCCCTCGCTGAAAATGCGTGCCGGTTCGAGTCCGGCTCGGGGCACCATACACTTAGGAATCTGAATGAAGTATCCATACGCTACACTTAATATGTGTTTAAAGAGTATGCTTGGTTCACAAGAGCTAGTAGACAAGTGGTACGAATCACCTAATCGTGCATTTGGTATGCAGACTCCGTTACAAATGTTGGAGTCAGGGGATGAACCTCGTAAAACAGTATACAAGTATATTTTAGCACAACTTAATTATATTCCACAGTAGCTCAGCGGTAGAGCAGTTGACTGTTAATCAATTGGTCGTTGGTTCGATCCCAGCCTGTGGAGCCAAGTGGGGTATAGTGAAACGGTATCACACAGGATTTTGATTCCCATATTCTTGGTTCGACTCCAAGTACCCCTGCCATAATCATGAAACAATTCAACCTAGACGAAATCAAACAATTTATTAGTGCTCAAAGTCCAGACACCAAGATATACTTAGGCGCAGACAGTGAGCGTGTAAGTGGTGGTGATTGCTGGATGGCTGAATACTACCTAGCGGTTGTAGTTCACATTGAAGGCAAACACGGTTGTAAAATATTTGGTCATATTACTCGTGAGCGAGACTATGACCAACGCCGAGATAAGCCTGCACTCAGACTTATGGGCGAAGTGTATAAGGTCGCACAGCTATTTAATGAGCTAAGCGATGTACTCCAAGACCGACACGTAGAAGTGCACTTAGATATTAATCCTGATGATCGTTACGCTAGTTCACAAGTAATTTCCCAAGCTATTGGATATATTCGCGGTACCTGTAATATAGAAGCACAAGTTAAACCTCAAGCATTTGCAGCAAGTTACGCAGCAGACCGACTAAAATTTATTCTTTCAAACTAAAATGACTAAAGACCGATTTGATCTTGAACAAGAAATCCTAGATTGCTGGCATATTACCGATGATCTACAGACTATTATGGAAACAGATAGTCTTAATCTTAGTGATGATGTGCATAATCTCTTACTTGGACTTAAGACTCTTTATCACCTTAAGTTTGAGCGTACTTTTGCAACATTTGAAAATCTAGTTACCGAACGCAAACTAGATTCCCGAATTATGTGACGGTGTTGCTGAACGGCTAGGCTGCAGTCTGCAAAACTGTGTTATGTGGGTTCAAGTCCCACCCGTCACTCCACGCCGCCCCTTTAGCTCAGTGGTAGAGCAATCGCCTTGTAAGCGATAGGTCATCAGTTCGAATCCGATAGGGGGCACCACTAGATACAACTATGAACGAAGAACTTAAAGATTCCCTAAGTGAAATTAGCCGAGTTTGGAATGAGGCTATGGATAAGATTGAGCAGGATAGTGAACGGTACTGGAATAGTTTAACCAAAGAGCAACAGCTTGATGCATTCTGTGCAGTGTGTCGTCGCATCTACAAAGGTGACATTGAGGACAAAGGCACTTATCGCTATGTCCTATACAATGTATTTGGTTTTGGGCCAGAAGCCTATGCACAAGCACAAATGGCAGGATACCTGACCATACATAACAGCATTTTTGATGCTGAACATGATGACAACTTGCTAACTAAATTTGCTGAGTTTTGTGGTCTTGACCAAGCAAAAGTTAGTGAATTCTGGAATCAGCATTCTTGGGCACAAGATATAGGATAAATACTATGGCTTGGGTATGGGTTATACTATTTTCTGTGTTAGGCACTGGCGGCGAGCATGGAACCAGAGGCGCATACTCTAGCAGGGCTGAGTGCGAACAAGCACTACTTAAACTTAAACTAGACTACGAAACTAAAGGTAAAACTCTAGTTGGTAGTTGTAGTGTTACGCAAAAGAAAATATAGTTGTATGAAGTTAACCCAAAGGTGCTTTGGACGCGGGTTCGACTCCCGCCTGGTCCACCAAAAACATTCTTGTCCATGTATTTGGGAACGGAAAGATAAACCGTGAGAATGTTTCTGATGGGCCAGTCATGGTTTCGACAGGGTGCAGAGTAGGAAGATGGACAACTCGACAATGCAGAAGTCGTAGGGCTGGGACTACCCGGCTAGAGAAGCAAACAAACTAAACGCAAACGATGAAACGTTCGCATTAGCCGCCTAAACTCGGCTTAGGGTTCCAGGTTATCCTCGTAACAGAAAACCTGGACTTAAATGGCCATTTGGCATTTTTATTAACAATTCTTGCTCATATGAGGAGAATAAGATGACACTAAAAGATATTAATAAATACTTTCTAGGCTTTGATGAAGCTCAGGATCGCCTTAACAAATTACACAATCAAATGATTGCTAAGGCAAATGTTAACTATCCGCCATATAATGTTCGCAAAACAGAAGACCACAAGTATCTCCTAGAGCTAGCTGTTGCTGGTTTTAAGGAGAGTGAGATTAGTGTTGAAGTATCAAAAGGCGAACTTGTAATCACTGCTCAAAAGTCTGAACAAGACGATGACAAAGATTACGCAGGATGGATTCATCAAGGTATTGCCTACAGAGGCTTTACTCGTAGCTTTTTCCTAGACAATCAGTATGAAGTCCTACACGCCGAGCTTAAAGACGGCTTGCTAAAGGTTTACCTAGGCTTGCAAGAAACCATGAAGCCTAAGCGTATTCCTATTGGTGGACAACAACAGCTTGATCTTTAGAAGCGTGGTCGAGGGGTTTAAGGCACCGGTCTTGAAAACCGACGATTCCGTAAGGGGTCCGTGAGTTCGAATCTCACCGCTTCTGCCAACACAGAGGGTGCTCAGCACCCTCTACTTTTTAGATTTGTGCCAATGAACCAAACAAAAATTCCACCCAGTGCTGGCTATCTCATCCCACTAGCAACTAAAATATTCTTAAATTGGACTGTGGACGAGTGGGGATTCTGGGATGTAGAAGTGCTAGTTCTAGACTAATATGATTACCCCTTGTATTAAAGTGTGTAGGCTAGACCCTAAATTGGAGTATTGCACCGGGTGTTGGCGATCTAGAGAAGAAATCCAAGACTGGACTACATACACAAACGAACAGCGACAACAAATAGTAGATAATCTTACCCACCGATGGGCTAAGCTAGCGGGTATAGTGTTTAACGGTTAGCACGCCAGTCTTCCAAACTCGAAGTGAGGAGTTCGAATCTCCCTACCCGCTCCATGAAAAAAATTATACTTTCCCTGTTCGATTATAGTGGCAATTGGCCTAAATACTACCGCGACAGCGGGTTATATGACGTATATCAAGTAGACGTTAAACTTGGTCTTGATATACTTGATATAACTCCCGGTGACTTACCACAACCTATACATGGTATCCTAGCTGCTCCACCTTGCACAGACTTTGCTAGTAGTGGCGCTCAGTATTGGTCACAAAAAGATAGGGATGGTCGTACCCAACAGAGCTTACAACTAGTAGATAAAACCCTAGAAATTATAAGTTATCATGAACCCAAATGGTGGGTGATTGAAAATCCTGTGGGTAGACTAGCAAAACTTAGGCCAGAACTAGGCACACCTTGGTACTTTCAGCCATGGTGGTTTGGTGATCCTTACACCAAGAAAACAGGCCTGTGGGGCACATTTAATCGTGACTTACCACAATCGCCAGTTGATCCCGACCCTAAATCGCCAATAATGCAGCTGGGTGGTAAATCAGAACGAACTAAAGAATTGCGTAGTATGACTCCACTAGGCTTTGCCCTAGCGTTTTACCTAGCAAATCCCTAGTACCTTAGCTCAGTGGTAGAGCATCTCGTTTACACCGAGAGGGTCGTGGGTTCGAAACCCTCAGGTACTACCAAAACTTAAACTTGCACAGGCCCAGTCAGTGTGATATAATATAAAAATGTCACACAGGCTGGGCATTATTTTTAAGGTCTAAAAATGAGCAATGTATTTTTTGCTAGTGATCATCACTTTCATCACGAGAACATCCTAAAGTTTCTTAGAAGTGACGGCACACAACTACGTAGTTTTAATGGTATCCATCATATGCACGAGCATATTATTGCTCAACACAACAGTGTGGTCAAGCCTGATGACAAAGTATACTTTCTAGGCGATGTTTGCATGACTAAGAATGCAGTAGGACTAGAAATTCTAGGTCGTCTTAATGGCATCAAAGTATTGATCCGCGGTAATCACGACGAGTGTAAGCTGTCACAGTATGCACAATACTTTGATGACGTTCGTGGAGTGTGTCACAGGTACGGTATAGTAATGACCCACGTGCCTATACATCCAGAGAGCTTGGATCGCTGGGGCACTAACTTACACGGACACCTACACTACAAACGAGTGCTACTACCCAATGGCCATCCAGACCCACGTTACATAAATGTTAGCATGGAGTGCCTTGACAACTATACTCCAGTCAGCCTAGCAGAGATAAATAAAAGGATTGCAAAGAATGCAAAATAAAAGTTGGCCTTGGCCAAAAAGCTCAGAAACCTTAACTAATACTAACACACAAAATACTGTGGAATATGTAGAGGTTCCTGTCGGCAAACAAACCGTACTTACACTCAAAGATCCAGGTTGGATTGTTGCTGTATTCTTTGGTGCACTACTTTTCCTGCCCCTCTTATACGCAGCATTTATGTAACCCATACGGGCCTCTAGCTCACGGTGGTTAGAGCACTCGACTCATAATCGATAGGTACTGGGTTCGACTCCCAGGGGGCCCACCAATACTATGAATAATATTCCACAATTAGCACAAATTATTGAACTAGCACAAGCGGGAGAAGTTAACGATCCTATTGATTGGGGTATGCTAAGCGTAGATGAAAACAGTGCTTATTTGCTAATCGCAAACGGACTAGTAGACCTGTTTGGCTATCCTGAAACTGAACGAGAAATGCTAATCTTAGCTACTCTAGTCAGAACAACAGTAGAAAACTTTACCCTAAATCTTAAACTACTAGGAGATCCAAGTTGAGCAAATATATTGTAGCTAGCTACATGAATCATACCGGAACTGTAGATCAAAAGATTATACACGCGGATACGGATTTTGATGCTGTAGTTAACTATTTGGGTACAAAACCACCCGGCATTGCTACACTAGACAAACTCTTAGAGTGGTGTACAGATCAAGATATTGCAATTAACTTTATTGAAATTAACTAAGGAAACACAAATGAAAATCTTTTTTGGCGCAGTAGACTACGATCCCAGCGAGCTTGATGCTGACGAACTGTTTACCACTAGTGAAGCACCTACTAAATACTTTTACTACCAGCTTGAGTGGGGCACTAATAATGGTGGTATGGAAGACGTAATGTTGCGTGATACCTGTGATCGAGAAGTTCCAGTTAGCATTGACCATATTAATGAACTTATTGATGCACTAGTTCGTGTACGCGATATGAATGATGATATTAAACGAGGCAAAGAACTTGAAGAAAAGGTAGAGGGAGATAGTGAAGAAGTAATTGGCGATTGCTGGTAATCTATGCATGAAATTATTATAGTATATTTTTCAATTGCACTAGCTACTAGCATTGTTAGTTGGTGGTTCATGTTTAGACCCTTAGTTAGAGAGGCTATTCAGGCAGGAGTAATTAACGATATTACTCGTAGTCCCAAGTTAAGCTCTGTAGTGTTTATTTTGCTAAACACACTAATGGCTCCTATCATACTTCCAATAGTATTTATTCCATCAATGTTTGAGTCGGCTAGAGCAGGAATGCGGCGAGCAATTAACGAAGATTAAAAAATTTAATCTTGAATCGTGTGCCATATATTGCTATAATATTATTTCTTCATTAGGAAAACACAGACTATGAAACTTGTAGAATTCAATTACACAAAACAAGATGGTTCCCAATCACAACGTGCTGTTATGGTACTGCAAGAACCTCAGCGTAATTACGCTGGTATTGATCTCACTCAACTTGATGAGTCTAGCTTTGCACTTTTCTTGGACGAGTATCGTCAAGTAAAGAATCGTCAACATGAAGAAATTATGCAGCTAATGGCTCGCCATGATCTTAAACACAATTATCGGCAGTTTGTTCCTGATCGGATGCAAATTACCGAAACTACTTTAGTATGACAGATAAACCATTTAGAATATGGGATGCCATAACACTTCAAGAAGCAGCTAAAATCGCCATTCAATTAGGCGCAATTATTGACGAAACTTGCCGACAAAATAAAACTATTCCAGCTATGTTACCGCCTAGCTTAATACCAACAGAAAAACTCTACATTTTAGCCGCAAGTTTTGATGCAGCATATAATAAACTAATTGAATACGAACTTACAAAAACCGGAAACCTACGCTCTGACAAAGACAATATACACTAAGGACTAAAAATGACTCAATGGACTCCTGAACTTAAAGAACAAGTTGTTAAAATGTATCAAGATGCTGATCCTACCCCTGAGAGCAGCACTGAGATTATCAAAGACATTGCTGACGAGATCGAAGCCTCACCTAACGGTGTTCGCATGGTTCTTGTTCAAGCTGGTGTCTATGTTAAGAAAGAAGCCTCTGCCAGCACTAGCAAGGGTGGCAGTACCGCCAAAACTGGCGAAGGCACTAAGCGTGTAAGCAAAGAAGCAGCTATTGCTGAGCTTACTAAAGCTATCGAAGCCAAGGGTGCTCCTATCGACGAGGATATTCTTGGCAAACTGACTGGTAAAGCTGCTGTTTACCTGTTGAGTGTTATCAAGGCTTAATATTCCGGGCAGCCCTTGCTGCCCTTATTTTTCGAGGTTATAGGCTATGGCAAAGAAACGATCAGCTCTTGAACAAGAGCGTATGACTGACACTAATCTACAAAAGGTTATTGGTCTACTTGAGCCTAAAGATGCCAACACTAAGCCTATAACCAAAAAAGAAGCCTGCGCGATTCTAGGCATGAACTATAACACTTCACGTCTAGAAACCCTTCTTGAACAGTTCAAAGAGCGTCAACGTCGAGATGGTGAGCGTCGGGCAGCACTACGTGGAAAACCTGCAACCCAACAAGAAACCGGATTTATTATTCGTGAATATCTTGAGGGCAATACCATTGAGGGTATTTCTAGGTCCACGTATCGTGGTGGGGAATTCATTAAACGAATTCTAGAAGAAAACCACGTTCCAAAACGAAATAGTTCTCACGACTATTTTCATCCCCAACTTATTCCTGAAGGCGCAATGCAGGATAAGTTTGAAGTAGGAGAAACTGTATATAGCAGCAGATATGATTCTACTGCAAAAATTATTACAGAGTTACCACACCCTACTTATGGCTGGGTTTACCGTGTATGGCTAACTAATGAAAAGTGGCTACAGTATGCCTACCAACCAGCCTGTGAATTAGCCTCTCTTAAGCACTTAAAAGAAGTCGGAGTTCAATTCTAATGGATAATAACATTATCTATGAAAAACTTATAGAAGAAAACCTGGAAAAAGGCTTTCAGATCAAACTGGTGGTCAATGACTTCAGGGAAACAATCTATATTCAGCTTCGTAAATACTTTTTGAGCTATGAAGGCGAGTGGGTTGCCAGCCGAGAAGGTGTAAGTTTCCCAGCTAGTATGGAGAATATTTACAACCTTCTTGACGGCATGATGGAAATCTGCGCTGAAGCAGAGGGTGAGGAAATCATTGAGCACTACCATAACCAGCTCAAGAAATCCTAACTTGACCACACGACCTTAAACTGTTATAATATTAAACTCTTGTGAAAGTTTAACATGACAAACAAACTCAAAGAATTTCTTGATCTCGCAAGCAAGCACTATTACGACGGCTGGCCTATCATTAGTGATAAGCAGTTTGATAGTCTTGCTGAGTTGATTGGCTACGGCGAGGTAGGTAGTGCTCCGCAGACCAACAAGGCTAAACACTTTAGGCAAATGTATAGCCTGCAGAAATTCTATGAGGATGAGGGTCAGCGTAATCCACTAGAAGGCGTTAAGGAAGTTAGCGTTACTCCCAAACTTGATGGCGCAGCCATCTCACTGCTCTACATCAACGGCGAGTTAGTTCAAGCACTTACTCGTGGTGATGGAGTAGAGGGTCAACTGATTACTGATAAACTACTATCAACTAATCTAGTACCACATAAAATTTCCTATACGCCTATTCTCCAAATTACCGGAGAAATTGTTGCTCCAAGCCATGTTGAAAATAGCCGAAACTATGCCGCTGGCTCGCTTAATCTAAAGGATCTAGATGAATTTAGAACGCGAGCCATTAGTTTCTTTGCCTATGGCATATTCCCGCACTGGTCAGACTCATACTCGCAAGATATGAAATGGCTGCGTAAGCAGGGTTTTCAAACTGTCTTGGAAGCAGACTTAGATAAAATTTATCCTTGTGATGGTGTAGTATTCCGTTGCGACTCAAATCAAGAGTTTGAAGCCTTGGGCTATACTAGCAAGCATCCCCGCGGTGCATACGCTAGAAAAGAACGAGCTGAACACGTAGAAACTACACTCTTAGGCGTAGAATGGCAAGTAGGTAAAACTGGCAAAGTTACCCCTGTGGCTATTCTAGAACCTGTTATGATTGGCGATGCACAAGTGAGCCGAGCTACCCTAAATAATCCAGGCTTTATCGAAGCACTGGGCCTTGAAATTGGCGACAGGGTAGCTGTAATCAGGGCTGGAGAAATCATTCCCTGTGTGCTGCACAAAGTAGATACCTAAATTTATCAGGCTCGGGCAAGTAAAATTTAGACTTGCTAAGCCTATACAATTAGTGTATAATATTTATATTCTGTTGGATAAAACCCCATGAAAATCACGATTCCCACAAATTGTCCGTGTTGTGAATACCCACTTGAGTGGGTTAATGACCAGCTGTTTTGCCGGAATCAGGCTTGTAGTGCTCAGCTTGGTAAAAAGTTAGAACACTTCTGCAAAACCCTTGGTATCAAGGGCATGGGTTCTAAGACTATAGAAAAACTAGAACTGGCAGATATTACTGAACTCTACTACCTAGAGGAAAGTGAGATTGCTGAATGCTTGGGCAGTGAGCGTATGGCTGAGAAACTGATTGATGAAATCAATCGCAGCCGTAGTGCAAGTCTAGCCGAAGTCCTAGCAAGTTTTAGTATTCCCCTAATCGGTAATACCGCATCACAGAAAGTTTCTAAAGTAATTAGTCATATTGACGAACTTACCACAGAAAAATGCCGTGAAGCTGGTTTAGGGGAAAAAGCCACTGAAAATCTTATGAATTGGATTCAAACAGATTTTCAAGAAATGAGAGAATTTCTGCCATTCTCATTTCGCTCTAACCATGTAGTAGATGCCCTAGAAGATAGAAAAACTATTTGTATTACTGGTAAACTAAAAAGTTTCAAAACAAAACAAGAAGCATACGATCAACTTGAACAGCTTGGATTTAAAATTTCTGAAACTGTAACCAAATCCCTAGACTTTCTAGTTGACGAATCTGACAAATCTAGTTCTAAGCGTAAACGTGCCGAAGAACTAAATATTAAAATTATCACAGACCTACAACAATTTTTGAAAGAAAATAAAGATGACTGAAAAAGCTAAAAAATGGAATGACGAGGTTGTTGACCAACTGCTTCAAATCGTTGGTAGCCAAAGCCCCGTTAGCGTAGCTAAAGTTGAAGAAGCCGCCGAAACCCTTGGATTCACTACTCGTAGTATCGCTGCTAAACTCCGCCAGCTAGACCGTGATGTTGCTAGCATGGCCAAAGAAAAGACCACTGCCTTCACCGAAGACGAGACTGATGATCTTGCCAACTTTGTTGAGGATAATGTTGGTCGTTATACCTACAAAGAAATTGCAGAGAACTTTGCTGATGGCAAGTTTACTGCTAAACAGATTCAGGGTAAACTTCTTGCCCTAGAACTTACCGGCGCTGTAAAGCCTGCCGAGAAAGTTGAAGTTGCTCGTACTTACACAGAAGCTGAAGAAGCAAAATTTGTTCAAATGGCTGAGCGCGGTGCCTTTATTGAGGATATTGCTGCTGCCCTTAACAAGACTGTTGCAAGTGTACGTGGCAAGGCTCTTAGCCTTACTCGTAAAGGTCAAATTGCTAAGATTCCCGCACAGCGTGAGTCCCATGCTAAAGATCAAGTTGATCCTATCGTTGCTCTTGGTAGTCGTATTGCTACTATGACTGTAGCAGAGATTGCCAAAGAAGTTGATAAGACTGAGCGTGGTCTTCGTACCCTTCTTACCCGCCGCGGAATTAATGTTGCCGATTACAAAGGCGCAGACAAGAAAGCCAAGGCCGAGGCTAAAGCTGCTGCCTAATCTAGATTAGGCATAACACTAGGCCGGGAGTCTAATCAACTCCCGGCCTTTTTACTTTGGATACTGTAAATGAAAGTTACAATCACATATCACGATACAGAATCGTTTACTGTAGAAGAAGTAGTAAAGCAAGCAGTACATAACTATGGTCGCCAAGCTCAAGTAGAAGTCATGCCAGAATCTACAATGGCATACGACCATATATATTTTGGCCTACAACAGCTCGTAACACATGAACAGCTAAGTCTACTATTTGACAAAGGTAGTAGCTATCAGCAAGATATTAAAAAGTTACGAGAAAATATTGTTTATAAAGTTACAGAGATTATAGACCAAGTTATAGTAGACAATGAATCTAAGGTAGGTTAATGTGGATGTATCCGCCGTAGTCTTAAATAAATTGCTATCTGAGCAGAGCCTAGATATATGGGCAAAGCTCAAGCTGGTGTTTTTAGACCCGGCATACTCCTCTTTGTATAGTGTCATCAATAAACACTATGAACGGTACAATAAACTACCTAATTTTGATGACTTAGAACTTACTATTAGAGAAGGTCCGGCAGCTAAAACTCTAGCTACACTAAAGTTAACTGAGATACCAGATGTTAGTGCTGAAGTAGCACTTGATGCTCTTATAGATCAGTATACTCAAAATGAGACTGTAAAATTATTAGATAAATTTGTAGACAAACTGCCACTTTACGACTCCAACGAAATAAAAGAAAACTTATCAACCATAGCACTAACTATAGAAGAAAAAACTCATACTAGTGAAAAAGTATACACAATGAGCGATATTCTTCTATTCCGCAACCCTCAAGAGTTAGAAAAAGAACGTGTTTATCTTGGACTTAATAATACTTTTGATGCTGTGCTTGGTGGCGTGGCTAGACAAGAACTCATACTCATCGGCGGTAAACGAGGCAGCGGTAAGAGTATTACTAGTAGTAATATTTTTATTAATCAGTATGAGACTGGTAATAGTTGCCTGTACTTTAGCATAGAGATGACGGCTATAGAGGTAATGGAACGAAACCTAGCTATCTTAGCCAATGTTAATCATCAAAGTCTAAAGCAAAATAAATTAACTGATGAAGAAGTGCTAAAAGTAGTAAAAGCTAGAGCCGAGATGTTTGAAGATGCAGATCAAACCGTTCTAGAATTTATGCGTCACAGAGATAGATTTAAATTTGAGGAAACACTAGTCAGAAACTATCGTCTAAAACAAACCAATCAGATGGTTATTGTTGATGACAGAGACTTGAGCATAGGTGCTATTGACTTGCATATTGGTAAAATGAAAGCTAGATTTGGCGATAAACTGGCCGTTGTAGTAGTAGACTACTTAAATCAAATTGTTGCCGACGGTATAGACCAGTATGACTGGAAACCACAAATTGAGGTATCCAAAAAATTAAAGAATCTGGCTCGTAAGTATGAAATAGTACTAGTAAGTCCGTATCAAATTGATGCTAGTGGTGAGGCAAGATTTTCAAAAGGTATTCTTGATGCTGCCGATATTGCACTAGTAATGGAAGCACACGATAAAGAAAAGCAAGCAATTACCTTTGAAACTACTAAAATACGTGGCGGTAAAGAAATGCAGTTTACCTGTCCTATTGATTGGGATACACTACGTATTAGTCCTCAAACTATAGAAAAACCAGAGCACGAAGAAAAAGTAAAACGCGCAGGAAAAACTAAGAAAACACAAGAACCAGTAGACGATCTACCTTGGGACACATAAATGAGCGATCCAGTACTAGAACTATTGCAAAAACAGGGATTAAGTTATACCGTAAGTGGTAGGGATTATCTTGTAAAATGTATTAATCCAGAGCATGACGATTCAAATCCTAGTTTTAGAATAGATCGAGTAACTGGAGTCGCCCACTGCTTTAGCTGCGGATTTAAAACAAATGTATTTAAACATTTTAATGTTTTTACAAATCCAGTACCAATTAAAATAGCTAAATTAAAGAAAAAATTACGTGATCTTATGGTTACAAATACTGGACTAGATATGCCTCTAGGAGCTACTCCTTACACAAAGCAATTTAGAGGTATTAGTCCAAAAACTTTAAAGAAATTTGAAGCATTTTATACAAATCAAGTAGAAAAGCTTCAGGATAGAATAGTGTTTCCTATTTGGGACATTACTAATAAAATCCAAGTATTTGTAGCCCGGCATACTATGAGCAATGGCAATCCTAGATATGTAAATTATCCTAGTGGTGTGCAGATTCCCTTATTCCCACCACATATGCCGTACGAATCAACTAGCCTAGTGATGGTTGAAGGCATATTTGATTTACTAAATGTCTACGATAAAGGACTACACCCAGTAGTATGCACATTTGGTACAAACACACTTCAAAACGATACACAGCTTAAACTATTACCATACAAAGCCCAAGGTATAACAAAAATCTACTTGATGTTTGATGGCGACGAAGCAGGTCAAAATGCTATGCAAACACTAAAACCACTTGTTGAAGATTGTGGATTTCTAGTAGAAATTATAAATCTACCTGAAGATACGGACCCTGGCGAACTAGATCAAGAAACAGTAGACAGCATAAAAAATTATATTGGATATAACACATGAAGCGCGTAGCCTTAATTGACAAAGCACCAAATAGAACTAGATATTCTGACTACTTTCCTTTTGAGTTTGAACACTTTCATATGAGTAGTGTTCCTATTACTAAGTTGCTCAAAAAAGATGTTGATTTAGATTTTGATCATGAACTGTATGATCTAGTTATTCTAGTGGGGGCAGAAGCTGCTAAAGAATATGCTAAAGTTACCAGCGTTACTAACATGGCTGGGCAGCTAGTAGACGATAAGTTTGTTTGTATTACTAACCCGGCAATGCTTGCGTTCAAGCCAGAGGGTAAACCTGACTTTGAACGTGCACTAGACAAAATCATCAAAATTTATAATGGTGAAGTTAAGCCACTACAGGCTGGCGATTATAAGGGTATTGATGATACTGTAGAGGCTAAAGAATTCTTTAAAGAGGTTTTGGCTGGTGCCCAGGGCGTGGTGTGCATGGACACAGAAACTACCGCACTATATCCTCGAGATGGCTATGTGCTTGGCCTTAGTGTAACCTACAGGTCAAAACATGGCAGATACATTCTTACAGATTGTCTAGATGAAGAATGTATTCAGCTTATTCAAGAAATTGCTGATACTTTTGACATTGTATTTCATAATCTAAAGTTTGACTTTAAGATGATTCGCTATCATCTTGGAATTGACTTTAGACCAGACCATGTTCATGACACTATGGTTATGCACTATGTGCTTGATGAAACTGATAGTCATGGCTTAAAAGAACTAGCCCTAAAGTACACAGATTTTGGTGATTATGATTCTGCTCTAGACACTTTCAAAAAAGAATACTGTAGATCAAAAGGTATTCTAGAAGAGCAGTTTACCTATGATTTGATTCCTTTTGATATTATCTCAGAATATGCAAGTATTGATACTGCTGTAACCTATGAGCTATATCAAAAGTTCTGGCCTATTATTCAAAAGAATGATAAGTTTTTGTGGGTATATAAAAATCTGTTAATCGATGGTACTGTGTTTCTCATGAATATGGAAGAAGTAGGTATTCCTATTAGTGTAGAAAGAATGCAGGCAGCAAAACTTTATCTAGACGATCAGATTGAAGAAGCAAAACAGGCTATATTTACCTACAAGGAGGTACAAGAATTTGAAAAAGATTCTGGTAAAATCTTTAACGCTAATTCTGTGTTTCATCTACGTGAGGTACTATTCGACTATGTTGGACTACAGCCTACAGGTAAAAAAACTAGTACCGGAGCGGTTTCTACAGACGCCGAAGTCCTAGAAAAACTTAGTGAAGAACACCCTCTGCCAGGCGCTATCCTAAAGGTTAGGCAATTAGGTAAAATTCAAAATACTTATATCAATAAAATCCTGCCGGAGTTAGACAAAGATGGTAGAATTAGGACTAATTTTAATCTTATTTTCACAACAAGTGGTAGACTTAGTTCTAGCGGTAAATTTAATGCACAACAAATACCACGAGATGATCCAATTATTAAAGGATGTATCCGAGCTCCCTTGGGGTATAAAATAATCTCGCAAGACTTGACTACTGCAGAGATGTATTATGCGGCTGTATTAAGTGCAGATAAAAACCTGCAACAAGTGTTTAGCAGCGGCGGAGACTTTCACAGTACGATTGCTAAAATGGTGTTTAATCTGCCTTGTGAAGTAGATCAGGTTAAGAAACTATACCCAGAAATGCGGCAAAGTGCTAAGGCTATTAGCTTTGGTATCTTGTACGGATCTGGTGCTCAAAAAGTGTCTGTAACTGTTACAAAAGCTACTGGAAAGCCCTATCCAGTTAGACAGGCACAAGATGACATTGACGCATATTTTAACAAGTTTAATAAACTAAAAAAGTGGCTGGACGGTCGCAAACGGTTTATTGAAGAAAATGGGTTTACTTATAGCTTTTTTGGCAGAAAACGCAGATTGCCCAATGTGTTTTCTAGTGATAAAGGTATTGCAGCACACGAGGTACGCAGCGGTATTAACAGCGAAGTACAATCTCTAGCCAGCGATATGAACTTGCTGGCTGCAATGGAAACTCAACAAGAAGTCAATAAACTTGGCCTGGATGCTAAAATATTCATGTTAGTACATGACTCTATTGTTGCGCTAGTTAATGAAAAAGATGTTGATACTTATTGCAAAATCCTAAAAACTAGAACTCAAACTGATCGTGGGTGCAGTATTTCTGGTTCACCTATTGGTGTAGATCAAGATATTGGCGATGACTATAGCTTTGGATCTTTTGAGGAAACTTATGAACTTAGGGGAGATCGTCTGGCCCGTATTTAGATTAGGAGAACACAAGCCCACTGTTGAAGATGGGGTTGTGTTCTACTCTAAAGAGTACGTAGACAAAGATTCTACAGATAGTTTTATAGGTTTTCGTCTTGTAGACGATAGAGCTGTAGGTGCCCCGACCCTAGGGCTGAGACGATTGCACCTAAAATACAAACTGGATCAATCAAAACTGTTTCCTATTACTCGTGCAATATACTTTTTGGTTGATTTAATAAAATTAGCAAAGCCTACTACATGGTTTATAGACAATCATGGAAATTTATTTCAGTACAAAAAATCCACGCGCGCCAAGCTGACTTGCCGGAAGATTAAAAGGGTGTTACCTGCGACCAATCTAGGATGTATTCTAGAAATTGAGGGTCTGGATCAGAGATTTAAGTCTCTTAGGCATCCACAAAATGGTGAACGCTATGCTGGCATCTTACAGTGGGGTTTAGGTTATATGTTATACGGCTTATATTTGGATCAATTTAAAACTACCTACAGGCTAATCTAGCAAATGAAAGCAGTCATAAGTAATAAAATATACTTAAATGATCCAGGTGCAGAACTATCTAAAAGAATTATTGATACTCTTACCTATAAGTTTAAAAAAGATACTGGTAGCAAACATTTTAGTAGTATAGAAACTATTAGAAACTATAAAATAATTGGTAATGGTATTATTAGTGTTCCACAAGGCCGTAAAGATTTAATTCCCCAAGGCTGGGAAGTAGTAGATAAACGAGTACTTGTTCCTGCCCCATTTCCAGACCCTAAGTTTGAGCTACGCCCAGAACAGCAGACCGTATGCGACGAGATTACAGATACCTGCTTTATTAATGCACTAGTAGGCTGGGGTAAAACATTTACCGCACTACATCTTGCTAGAAAACTGGGTCAAAAGACGCTAGTAATTACGCATACTACTGCGCTTAGAGATCAGTGGTCTGAAGAAGTAGAAAACTTATTTGGTATTAGAGCTGGAATTATAGGTAGTGGTAAGTTAGATTGGGAAGATCATGCTATTACTGTGGCTAATGTGCAAACGCTTGTAAAGCACTGTAATACACTAAGCAAAGAATTTGGAACAATTATTCTAGATGAAGCACACCACTGTCCAGCAACAACATTTACACAAATTATTGACACTTTCCACAGTAGATTTCGCATTGCTCTGTCGGGAACAATGCAACGTAAAGATGGAAAACACGTCTTATTTCAAGACTATTTTGGAAATCATGTTATCAAGCCCCCACAGAGTAACACACTGGCCCCAACGGTTAGGACAGTTAACACTGGAATCACACTTAAACATGGTGCTACATGGGTTGAAAAAGTAAATACACTAGCAAACGATACCAGTTATCAAGAGTTTATTGCTGGCATTGCTAAACAAGAAATAGAAACAGGGCATCAAGTACTTATAATTGCAGATAGGGTGGAGTTTTTACGAAATGTCAAAGAATACATCGGAGAAAATTGTGTGTTGGTTACTGGCGAAACATCCTTTGATGAGCGTCAGACAATTAAACAACAGCTCCTCAACCGTGAAAAAATGTCGATTGCTGGTAGCAGACAAATCTTTTCAGAAGGAATCTCAATCAACTCACTCTCTTGTGTTATCCTAGCAATACCAATGAACAACGATAGCTTGTTAGAGCAAGTTATTGGTAGAGTACAACGACAACATCCTGGTAAACTAGATCCACTAGTAGTAGATCTACAGTTTGCTGGTTGGGCTGATAAAAAGCAAAACAGAAACCGCCTAGGCTTGTACCTTAGAAAGGGCTGGCACATTGAAACGGTTTAAAAAATTTTGACTTGCAAAATATTCTACAAAGTGATATAATATTATTTTACTTCAAAGAATGATCTTCTTTTTTAACCTAAACAAATTAGAGTTTGCTACAAACAACGACCCTGAATATTTAGTTGCAGCTCTACAAAAGTGTTTTCTTGGTATTCGGATACCTAAAAATGCACGAGAAAAGTACAAACCTATTCCGGGGCTAGAAGCAGGCAGTAGTTATTTGTTAAATCCAAAAGCACTATTTGAAGATAAAATAACAGATGCAATATTTAAGGCACAGTATATTAGGCTAGCTGGACGCAGAGATTATCTTTCCTATAAAACCATAAAACAAAAACATCTTGACTTAACCTTATACCCAGACTTAAATATAGCTACAATTAAACACAATCCGCTATTAATAATTGAACACGCACATTTAAAATTTATATACGAGGAAACAAATGGCACTCTCATTTAAACAAACCAAAGGCAAAGCACAAACATCTAAAGTTGAATCTTACGAGTACAAAGACGGAGAAAACTCTGTTAGGCTTATTGGTGGGGTTCTTCCACGCTATGTATACTGGGTAAAAGGTACTAATAATAAAGATATTCCTATTGAATGTCTAGCTTTTAGTCGTGAAAAAGAAAAATTTGATAATTTAGAAAAAGATTGGGTACAAGAGTCTTATCCTGACCTAAAGTGTTCTTGGAGCTATGCAGTCAATTGTATTGATCCTAAAGATGGAAAAGTTAAAGTACTAAATCTTAAAAAGAAACTGTTTGAGCAAATCCTAACTGCTGCAGAAGATCTGGGTGATCCTACTGACTACGATACTGGTTGGGATGTAGTATTTAAACGAGTTAAAACTGGTCCGCTAGCTTTTAATGTTGAATACACCTTGCAAGTTCTTCGCTGTAAACAGCGCAGTCTTAACGATAACGAGCGTAAGCTAGCTGATACCGCAGTATCTATTGATGAAAAGTATCCTCGCCCCACCAGCGACGAAGTAAAAGCTCTAATCGAGAAACTGCAAAAAGGTCAAGAAGAAGAACAAGAGAATCAAACAGATAGCGAACGTGAAGCTGTTAAAGATTTAGCTTAATAATCCAGCCTGCTAAGCCAAAAGTTTAGCAGGCTATTTTATCTTATATTATGAAATTACTTTTTACAGCCGACATTCACATTAAACTAGGTCAAAAGAATGTGCCCACAGAATGGGCTAAAAATAGATTTCAGCTATTTGTAGATCAATTTCATGAGATGCAAGATAAAGCTGATATGATTATTATAGGCGGTGATATATTTGACAGACTGCCTAATATGGATGAAGTCGAGCTATATTTTGACCTAGTAGCTAGCCTTCAAAAACCCAGTGTTATTTATAGTGGTAATCATGAAATGGTTAAAAAGGATACTACCTTTTTAACATATCTTAAACGTGCAACTAATCGACTAAATAAACTAGTAACTGTATGTGATGATTATAGGAGTGATTTACTTGGTGGAGACATTGATATTATTCCTTATAATAAATTACGGGATTTTCAAGATAATTACAGTACTTTAAATTTTCATGGTAGAGTACTAGTAACTCATGTTCGTGGAGATATTCCTCCACACGTTAAATCAGAAATTAATCTAGAACTACTAAATCGTTGGCAAGTAGTACTAGCAGGAGATCTACACAGTTATGAAAACTCTCAGCGTAATATTCTCTATCCCGGTAGTCCTTATACTACTAGTTTTCATCGTAACAGAGTTGAAACTGGATGCATCTTACTTGACTTGGACAATTTGGAACATGAGTGGTTAAAGTTTGATCTACCACAGCTTATCAAGCGAACAGTAGGTGTCGACGACCCTAAACCGCAGACATACCCCGATCATACAATCTATGAGATTGAGGGTAACTTGCACGAATTAAGTCAACTAGAAGATAGTGACCTAATTGATAAAAAAGTAGTAAAACGAGCACAAGATACTCAGCTTATTCTAGACCCTAATATGACTATGGCTGAGGAGGTTCGTGAATATCTTACCTATATTCTAGAACTAGATCAGACTACAATTAATAGCGTATTAGAGGAATTTTATAATGCCAGAGACAAACTTACAGATTAAACAAGTTGTTGTATGGTCACAGCCAAATTGCCCTGGATGTGACACGGCTAAAAAATTATTAGATCAACTTGGTGTTCCGTATCAAGTTAACGTAATAGATACGCCAGAAACTAAACAATTATTCTTTACAACACTACCAGGTGCACGCAGTGTTCCACAAATTGTAGTAGATGGTAAATGGATTGGTGGACTACAGGAATTTAGAAGATTTTTAAATGATAACAATAAAGCACTTAAAATGGTCTAACTGTTTTAGTTACGGCAAAGATAATCAAATAAACTTTACTAGTGCTCCACTAATGCAATTAATTGGTAAAAACGGACACGGTAAAAGTTCTATAGCTCTTATACTTGAAGAAGTCTTATACAATAAGAATAGCAAGGGTATTAAAAAAGCAGATATTTTAAACCGGTATGTAAAAGATAACTGGTATAACATAGAACTTGCACTAACAAAAGATAACGATGAGTATAAGATAGAAACAAAACGTTCTGGTTCTCAGGTAGTTAAGCTGTATAAGAATGGCAAAGATATAAGTGGACACACTGCTACTACAACCTATAAAATTATTGAAGATATTATAGGTATTGATCATAAAACTTTTACGCAAGTAGTTTACCAAAGTGGTGCAAATAGTCTAGAGTTTCTAACTAGTGCGGATACGGCTCGTAAAAAGTTTTTAATTGAACTCCTAAACTTAACTAAGTACACAGAAGCTGGTGATCAATTTAAACGCTTACATCAAGATCTAGGAGTACTAGTAGCCAGTGCAGAATCTAAGTTGCGAACAATTCAAGACTGGATTGATAAGTATAACAAACAAAATTTAGAACAAAAACCACTCCTACCAGTTCCTTCCCAACCAGAAGACGATATAAGCCAATATACTAGTATTCGAGAAACTATTAGTACTATAAATGCTAAAAATAAAAAGATTTCTCAGAACAATACATATAAAACAGTTCAAGGTAAATTAAAACTGTTACCTGTACCAGAAAAACCTACAGAAACTATTAGTGAATATATAGCTAAACGTGCTGAACATGATAAAGCTGCACAAGATGCTGAACAGTTTATTCGTAAACTAACTAATCTATCAGATTCTTGTCCTACTTGTTTACAAGCAATTAATAGAGAAAAAACTCAACAACTGCTTAGTGAGTATGAACAAATTGTTACAACTAGTAAAGAGTTCAGTAAACAGGTAAACACAAAAATTCAAGATATTGAAACTAGGTTAAAGCTATGGAAAGAAGCTATAGAAGCTCAAGCAGAATGGGAAAAGTACTATCAACTAATTGATAATGATTTACCCAATGAACTCTTAGATGAAAAAATTCTACAAAAACAGCTAGATGAGTTGCAAAAATCCATACAACAAGCTAAAACTGCAATTCAAACTATTGAGCTAGAAAATCAAGCACGACAACAGCATAATAGTAAAGCAGAGCTTTTAAGGTCTCAACTTGCTGATATGCAAGAAGATCTAACTACTTGGCAAGCTAATCTTAATAGCTTACAAAGTCGCCTAAATATACTAGCAATTCTAGTAAAGACATTTAGTACAACTGGTTTAGTAGCCTACAAAATAGAAAACTTAGTAAAAGATCTAGAAGTACTAACTAATCAGTATTTAGCTGAATTAAGTGGTGGAAGATTTCAACTTGCGTTTGAGATTAGTGGTAATGACAAACTTAATGTTATTATTGTAGACAATGGTAATAACATTGACATACAAGCATTAAGCGGCGGAGAGCGTGCCAGAGTTAATGTAGCTACACTGCTTGCTATTCGTAAGCTAATGCAAAGCCTTAGCCAAAACAGAGTAAATTTACTAATCCTAGATGAAACCGTAGAAGCCTTAGACTTAGACGGAAAAGAAAAACTAGTAGAAATTCTTTTACGCGAAGAAAACTTAAATACACTACTAGTATCACACGGCTTTACCCATCCCCTGCTAGAAAAAATTACGGTTGTTAAAAAACAAAACATATCTAGAATAGAGGACTAAATGTTAGAAACTATATGTGACATATTTCAAGAAGGGTATAAACGTGGCTGGGTAACTACCCGGGATGGAAATGCTAGTATTAGGTATCGTGAACAAAAATACTTTTATGTAACTCCTAGTGGTGTTCGTAAGCAAACACTTCAACCAGATCAATTTAAAAAACTAAATATTATTAGTGGAATACATAGTGGAATAGTAGGTCCAGATATGTATTGGACAGACTGGAAAGAAGCTGAACATACTCCTATAAGTAAAAACTTAAAGCCTAGCGGCGAAATTCCTATGCACTTTGCCTTGCAAAAGGAAATTAACACAGATACCAGAGTTGTTCTGCACTTACATCCTACCTATACAACTGCGGCTATGTATAAGGGAATTGACTTAACAACTTTATCTGATAACTTTCCTGAGTTAAGTAGGTATACTAAAGTAGGTAAAACCGTTCCAGCATTTTTACCCTTAACTCAAGAATTAGCTGATGCGTGTGTTCGAAATCTTGAACTTGAACTAGACGGCTCATTAGAGTATAATATAGTAGGAATGGATAGGCATGGCGTTGTAGCTGTAGACACCAGTCCTTGGCGTGCTTTTGAACATATTGAAAGGTTAGAGCATATATGTAAAATTATCCTACATGGAGCTACATAGTGAAGCCCAAACGCTCAAAGATTGTAAAAGGCAAGCATACTACATTTGTTTATCACGCTGGCGGTAAACTAGACATGATAACTGATTGGAATGCCCTAGCCCTAGAAATAAATCAAGCCATAGATAACTGGAAAAATCCTAAGCCCGTAGGTTTACTTCCAAAAGTTCGTCGTGGTAGATAGCCGACAAAAAGGTGCCAGAACTGAAACCAAAGTAAAAGAGTTTTTACGGGAACATACTCAGTTAAAGTGGGAACGCGTTCCAGGCTCTGGTGCCCTAAATGAAAAACATGGCCTAAAAGGTGACTTATATATTCCGGGCGAAAAGAATATATATTGCATAGAAGTAAAAGGCTACGCAGACGATCACCTTACTAGCCATGTATTAACTAGTAAAAGTCCTACGCTTTTAGATTGGTGGCAACAAACACTACGAGAAAGTGGTCAAGTTGGTAAACAACCCTTACTATTCTTTAAGTTTGATCGCAGTAAAATATTTGTAGCGTTTGAAAATATACCTAATGACCTATATCCTTATGTGTATATAAACAGAGACGAGTATAAGTTTTTTGTTGCACTAGCAGAAGATTGGATAACAAATGAAAATATTGAGTTTATCAAAACCTAGGATTGCCTATGATTAATAAATTAGTTGGAATTATTCTTGCTACAGCTTCTATTTCAGTTGCAGCTCAAACAATTACAGCAGCAGGAGCTACTTTTCCTTATCCAATATACGCTAAATGGGCTGAAGCCTATCAAAAAGAGACTAAAATTGGATTAAATTATCAAAGTATTGGCAGTTCTGGTGGTATTCGTCAAATTAATAATAAAACAGTAACATTTGGAGCTACAGATGCTCCGGTTAAGGGTGAAGATCTAGATAAGATGGGACAAGTTCAGTTTCCCGCAATTATAGGCGGAACAGTTCCTATTATTAATCTTGACGGATTTCAACCGGGTGAACTTGTTATTACTGGACCCGTACTGGCTGAAGTGTTTATGGGTACTATAGTAAAGTGGAATGACCCTAAACTACAGCAACTTAACCAAACTAAAAAACTACCTGACTTAGCTATTACTGTAGTACACAGAGCTGATGGATCGGGAACTACTTTTAATTTTACTGATTACTTAAGCGCAGTAAGCCCAGACTGGATGAGTCGTGTAGGGCGTGGCGCAGCAGTAAAGTGGCCTGCTAGTAGCAGTGTAGGTGGCAAAGGTAATGAGGGTGTAGCGGCTAATGTGCGTAGAGTACGTGGTTCTGTGGGATATGTAGAGTATGCCTATGTTAAGAAAAATAACATGACCTACATGAAACTACAAAACAAGGACGGTGTGTTTGTTGATCCTGATGATACTACCTTTGCTGCAGCTGCAGCTGGTGCAGATTGGTTTAGCGTACCCGGCATGGGTCTAAGTATTGTTGATCAACCTGGTAAGAATACTTGGCCAATTAGTACTGCTAGTTTTATTATCATGTACAAAGATCCACAAGATAAAAAATCCAGCCAAGAAGCTATTAAGTTTTTTGACTGGGCATTTAAACACGGCGCTAAAATGAGCGAAGAACTTGATTATGTACATCTTCCAGAGTCACTACAAGCTCAAATTAGAACCCGTGTTTGGAGTCAGATTAAGCACTAAATATGAGTAAATCATTTCAACAAGTAAGCGAACTAGAAAATACCTTAATGGTAGTTGATGCCTTAAACTTAGCATTTCGCTGGAAACACAATGGCGCAACAGACTTTTATGAAGATTACCTGCGTACGGTAGATAGTCTTAAAAAGAGTTATAAAGCTCGTTGGGTTATTATAGCTGCGGATCAAGGTTCAAGCAGCTATCGTAAACAGATTTATCCTGAATATAAGCAAAACCGAAAAGATAAATTTGCTGAACAAACTGAAGCGGAACGTGCAGCCTTTGAGCGATTTTTTGAAGACTACCAGCACACACTAGACTGGATTCGTACTCAGACTACATACCCGGTTGTTCAGTTTCCACAAACTGAGGCTGATGATATAGCTGCCTACATAACTCAACAAGTCAAAAATTATCCCGTTACCCATACTTGGCTAATCAGTAGCGATAAAGACTGGGACTTATTAGTGGGTGAAGATACTAGCAGATTTAGTTATGTAACACGCAAAGAAGTTACAGCTAATAACTGGCATACCCACTACGACTTTACACAAGATCAATACATTAGTATTAAATGCCTAATGGGTGATACTGGAGATAATGTGCGCGGTGTAGAAGGCATTGGTCCTAAACGTGCTCATCAACTTGTGGAAGAATGGGGCACTGCTCTTGACATAGTTGCAAATCTACCTATCTCCAGCAAACTAAAATACGTTAAAACACTCAATGATAGTGCAGATACTATAATGCTAAACTATCAACTTATGGACTTAGTTACATACTGTGCAGATGCACTAGGTTCTAATACACAACAAATAGACACTATCCTACAAGAGTATATTAAATGATAAACGGCGCAACAGTAACAGGAACAACTAATATAGCAGGGTTTTATAGTAGTACACTTAATATTCAATGTTTACGACTAACGGCAGATGCAGAATTACCTAAACGTCAGCATCCCACAGACGCAGGAGCAGACCTGTGCTGCATAGAAACTATAGATCTGTATCCTGAAGAAACCAAAGCTGTTGGTACAGGTATAGCAGTCAAAATTCCGATGGGCTTTGTCGGGTTAATCTTTAACAGATCCAGTCAAGGAAAAAGGGGAATCATACTGCCTAATAGCGTAGGCGTTATAGACAGTGATTACCGTGGCGAACTAAAAGTTCTACTAAAAAATATTTCAGGTGATAAGTATAAAATTTCACAAGGCGACAGAATTGCTCAACTAGTAATAGTACCAATTCAATTAGCTACATTTACAGACTGCTGGAATGATACCCAACGAGGTACAGGCGGATTTGGCAGCACAGGAACATAGAGGAGTAACATGACAAGCACACGAGCACAAGTAATTACAAGACGAACTTATAATAGACCCATCAGTGATGATGGCAAACAATTTGAAACTTGGCAGGATACAGTTAGCCGAGTAATCTCACACCAAGCTTGGTTGTGGGAACGTGCCGCTGATAGACAGCTCCTACCCAATGAGTACGCAGAACTAAATCGCCTAGAACAGCTTATGCTTGAGCGTAAGGTTTCTATGAGTGGTCGTACCCTATGGTTAGGCGGCACACAGGTAGCTAAAAATCGTGAAGCGTCACAGTTTAATTGTAGCTTTACAGAAGTAGAAACTGTGTACGATGTAGTAGATGTTCTATGGCTTTTACTACAAGGTTGCGGCGTAGGCTTTAAGCCTATTATAGGCACGCTAAATGGATTCTCAAAACCTATTCAGAATATTGAAGTAGTCAGATCACAACGTACTGAAAAGGGCGGCTGTGAGCACAATGTAGAAACTTGGGACCCACAAACAAAAACTTGGCGTATTCAGGTTGGCGATAGTGCAGAAGCATGGGCTAAGAGCATTGGTAAGCTAATGGCAGGAAAATATCCTGCTGATACTCTTGTCCTAGATTTCTCCCAACTGCGTCCTGCTGGTGAAAGGTTAAAAGGCTATGGATGGATTAGTTCGGGTGACTCGGCTATCAGTACTGCTTATGTTGCTATCGCCCGTATCCTTAATGGACGGGCAGATTCACTACTCACCAGAATGGATATCATGGATATTGTTAATTGGCTTGGTACCATTCTGTCTAGTCGCCGAAGTGCTGAGATTGCGCTTTTTGACTATGGCCAACCGGAATGGCAAGAATTTGCAGTAGCTAAAAAAGACTGGTGGTTGCATGGCAATGCACATCGTCAGCAGTCGAACAATAGCCTAGTGTTTAATGAGAAACCTACCTACGAGCAGCTAAGCGAAATCTTTGCAATCATGCAAGAAGCTGGCGGGTCGGAGCCAGGGTTTATTAATGCACAAGAAGCACGTCGTCGTGCACCTTGGTATAAAGGAGCAAATCCTTGTGTTGAGATTTTACTCGGAAACAAATCGTTCTGTAATCTTACAGAAACAGATATTGGAAAGTTTAAGGGCAATACCGCAGGACTTCACGAAGCTATACGGCTTGCCGCCCGAGCTAACTATCGTCAAACCTGTGTTAACCTCAAAGACGGTATACTCCAAGAAGCATGGCATCTCAACAATTACTTCTTGCGACTGTGTGGTGTAGGCCTAACTGGTATTGCTAAGCGTCCAGACATGACTGGATATGATTACGAATACCTAAAACGTACAGCCACTAGTGCAGCAATTGGTATGGCGGATGAGCTAGGCTTGCCTCGTCCTAAAAACATTACTTGTGTTAAGCCATCGGGCACACTAAGTAAAATTATGGATACAACTGAGGGAGTACATAAACCTCTAGGCAAGTACATTTTCAACAATGTACAGTTTAGCAAGTACGATCCAGTTGTAGATAAGCTGCGTGAAGCAAACTACCGAGTATTTAATCATCCCACAGATGATACTGGTGTGTTAGTAACCTTTCCTGTAGAATGGTCGGATGTTCCATTCCACAAACAAGATGGCAAAGAAGTTAACCTAGAAACTGCTATTGATCAGCTAGAGCGTTATAAACTAATTCAGACTAGTTGGACTCAGCAAAATACGTCAGTAACTATTAGCTACGAGCCACATGAAGTTTCAGAAATTGTGGATTGGCTAATGAATAATTGGGACTGCTATGTTGGGGTTTCATTTATTTATAGAAGTGATCCTACAAAAACAGCCAAAGATCTTGGCTACTTATATCTACCACAAGAAGTTGTCGACGAATATACGTTTCGCACATATATTCAAGACCTAAAAGCCGTCAATATAGATAGTGCCAATAGTTTTGATGCAATCTTAGATGACGAATGTTTAACCGGCGCATGCCCAGTGAAATAATTATGAACGAACCTACACTAACTTTTACAGATCTTACTATTCAAGAAGCTAATGCAATCCTAGCAGGCCTACAAGAACTACCTGCTAAAATTAGCAATCCACTAACCCAAAAACTTCAGCAACAGGCTCAGCAACAACTACAGCCTCCTGCCGAAGCTCCAGCAGCAGCTGAATAAAAAAGCCCCGTTACTTTACAGTAACGGGGCTTTTTGTTATCTGGGTGAATCGTCAGTGTCTTGGTCACTGTCCTCGTCGTCCATGTCCTCTGAACTATCTTCATCGCTATCATATAGTGTACTAACTATTTCTACTAGTATATCTCGATAAGGTTGGTCTACGTCTGGTAAGTCTTGTAGGTATACATCAACATGACCATTACGTAGTAATTCTGCATGGTACATAAACTGACCAAAAGCTTCTACTTCTTCTCCAATGTTTTGGTTAGCATAGTCTTCAATTGCTTGGGCAACAATGTCCAAGTATTCTTGTTTTACATATGCTTTTACTGTTAGGCTTAATAGTTTAAGAGCTTTGCCTTCACGTTCACGCATAATCTGGTTGCGTTTAGCACTACTCCACGAATAACCACCATCACCGCCCCAGAGATCCCAAGCTACACGACCTTTACTAGGAAATCCTTCTTCACCGCTACGAAAACCTGTAGCCTTTTTGTCTACTTCATGTCTGGAGAAAAAACTGTACATTCGTAGCACAGTAGAAGCACTTAGTGGCTCTCTGTCTTTTAATTGATTAGCTCTGGCTAAACCTACTAGGGTACCACCAGGCTTACCTTCGTCTTTCCACTTTAGGGCACGACGAGCTGCCGATGCCATACCACTAGTGGGTTTGTAAGTTTTTGCCATTTTAATCCTTATATGCTAAAATTATTTGTTTACACATTTTACTACGTACTATGTCTTGATCTAAAAATCTAATTACTTCAATACCTTCGATACCTTCTAGCCGTTTTATAGCATCTTCTAGGCCTGAATTATTTAGATCTCGCTGGTCTGGATCACCGCTTAAAATTACTTTACAATTTTTACCTATGCGTGATAAGAGCATTTTTAGTTCAGTTTTAGTTAAGTTTTGTGCTTCATCGACTAAAACTATTGCATTATCAAATGTTGCTCCACGCATAAATCCTATAGGTCGGGGTTCTATATCTTTATTTTTAAGTGCATATTCATAGAATCCTTTACCTAAAGATCGTTGAAACACGTTATCAAATGGTTCTAAGTATGGAGCATACTTTTCCTCTAATTCACCTGGTAAAAATCCTAACCCGCGGCCAGTTTCTACATTAGGCCTGGTTAATATAATTTTATTTATGCGTCTATGAAAAAGCTCTCCTGCAGCATAGCTAGCAGCTACAAATGTTTTACCTGTACCTGCACTGCCTACTCCAAAAACTACCTCATTTTGTTTTATAGCACTTAAATATTGTTCTTGTATAAAATTAAGAGGTTTTACATCTCTAAATCCATACTCAATTGGGTTTGATTGAGTATTGGTTTGTTGTTTACGAGCTTTTTTACCTGATCTAGTTGCCATTGATTCGACCCTGTTAAGAAGTTAAAATTAAACACTTGGATTACTTTTTTGTGTCTGGTTTTACCTCACTAGGCTTTTGCGCACTCTCTAGCTTCTTGTGCACTTTTATTGTTTTGCAGACTTCTTTTTCTTTGCCTTGGCTATCTTTTTGCACCTCACAAACCCGTTTAGTTTCGGGTTCTGCTGTGACATAACCTGTACCAGATAAGGCAATTAACGCGGCTAAAATATATTTCATAGCTAGTCCTTTTTGGGTGGGCTAAACTTTTCAGTAACAATTACACCTAAACCTACTAATACTATATACATCATACTATCGTATAATGTTCCGTCTATCTTATAACCAAAAAATAAATTAGCTACAAAACCTAGGCTACATAGCATAAAAGCTAAAAATGTTATTACACGTTTACTACTTAGGCTGCCATCTACTCCATCTTGTAGTAGTGATTTAAGCATTTAAATCTCCGGTTGTGGTGCTTGTGGAGGCTTAGGTTTTCCACCATATCCTGCTTCTGGCTGACCACTAGCAAACAGTACTGGCTCTTGTCTGACGTGCTGCGGTTTAGGTTCTGGTGTACGTATAGCCTCAATAGTAGTTTTAAATCCTTCTTGTTGCTGTTTTTGTGCTTGAAGCATTACTTCTTGATCTTCTTTTTTAGCTCCTGCAAGCATAATACCACTAAGTGTACCAGTTAAAAATGTTGCTATAGGTACAATAAGTTCAAAGAACTTTTGATCGATTGGACTCATAGCATTAAGTGGCTGTGTAACAAATATTATAGAGTAGAGAACTACAAATACAATGCCTGTTAGTGTAAGTGCTAAACAAACTCCTATAAAGAATTTAAGTCTAGCCATTAGTTGTTCTTCGGTATAAATTAAAGTCTCCTTATTTTGCACCTTTAGCTCCTCCTTTATCTGGTTGACACTGTTGGCAAGTTTGACCTATCGGTTCAACTCTAGTCTCTGGCGGCCCTAGTCTAGGATCTCGTTGTCCTTTAAATATATGCTCTGGACAAGTACGAGTAACGTCGCATAGTGGTTTCTGACACTGCTTAGTTTCCCAGTTTTGAGGATCTTGACAAGGATATCTAAACCTATCGCTACCAAAAGCAGCTAAGGCAACAGGTAGTGCAAGTAAAATTAACAAGAATAGAAATAGTTTTTTATCACTAATCACCGTTAGCCTCCTAGTATGTGTAAGGCGTGCTCGTAGTGTTTTTTACGATCTTCTATGCCTATTGTACCACCATTAATTCGTTTTGTCAAGGTTAAAATATCCCCTTGGTCTGCCCAACGATTTAAGCTATTAGTTTCCCAAAACCAGCACGCACTTTGAGCAGCTCCTTCAAAGGTTTCTAGGTAATCTGCTGCTTCTTCTGGTTTGATTTCTATGCTGTGAGCAAACCAAGTATAATTGTCTTTACCAGTTAGCTGAATAAGTCCACGACCACGATATCTCCACCCATCACCTGAAGCCTCATCACTATTACCCATACGATTAGCATATACTCGGTTAGCTATTGCCTCTTGCTTATTAGGTTTACCAGCATACTGTTGTGCTAATTCATCCGTAGGAAAGTATTTTGGAAATACCTTGCGTAGACTTTGCCAACGATAGTTAAGATTTTCTTGTAAGACTGTAAACTCAGCTGATTCATGAGCACACTGTGCAATCCAAGCTGCTTGACGTAGTGGAGTGTTAATCTCATAATCAGGAAATAGCTGATTAATAACTTGTAACCAATAACTTGTATATTTATTTCGTGGTATTAATTTTTGTAATTGTTCTAGGGTTAAGGTCATTTTACATCCTCAAATAATTTACGTTGAGTTTTGTACCACTCCTGCCACATACTGGACTTTAAGCTACAATCATGGTAAAGGTGATAATTTTCTGTAACCGTTTTAGCTACATCACTAAGTTTAGCATTTTGTTCTAGTGGTTTTAATGATTTACAAGGTTCTAGTAATATCTGTGGTGCTTCTGGAAACTTAGGTTTTAGCGGAACAGAAGTGCTACAACCTACTAACGCCAGTGATAATGCTATTACTATCGATTTCATTGTATTTTTTCCGCCGCACGATTATGTGCGTCTACAAATGGTTGTGGAATTTCACACTTAGTATCATACTTAACTACTTCTCGGTCAACATACTGTACTATATTTTGACCGCGTTCGCGTACTATTTTCTGTTGCACAACTACTTTTTCTACTATCTTAATATTTTCTTTTGCTGCCTCAGCTTCAGCTTGTGCTAGTTTAACTTCTAGTTCTTTTATCCTAGCCTGCCAAGCACGTTCATTAGCTATAGATCCTAGCATATAAACTCCGATAACTACAAGTATAATAGACCCAATTTGTAGTGGAGTTTTGTACACATGAATTATGGGTAGTGGAATAAACTTAAGTAGGTAAGTTATCACTAGTCCAACTAATCCTAAGGCTAGTACCACATAAAATAGCCACCAAGGCAGCCATTGAAGAATCCACATTGCGTCTCCTACCATCGGCCTGCTTCGCGGCCAATATCAAATAACCATACAAAAAATCTAATTGCAATACTAAGTGTTATAACTAGTAAGGTTCCCCAGAATAGGTTTTCAATAAACCGCTTTCTACGGCGAGCTTGATCACGAATCATACGCTCACGGCGCTCACGAATTTCACGACGTAGCTGATTAAACTGACTATAGCCCTCTGCTCCTAGGTGTTGAAGTTCGCCGTAATAAAACATATGATATATTTCAGCTTCCATTTCTCGCAATCTTTGCTGTGCTATAATTATATCAAAGGCCTCTGCTGTTGCGGTTTTACCAAATCCTATTTTTTCAAATAAGCCAGGCTTTTGCTCGCCCGTATCAGTTTTATTATCATTAATTAGTTGTTGAAGCTGACCAGCAGCATCCGCCCACTTACTTAATTGACGGTATACTCCCTCTACTTCTTGACCTACTTTTACAGCAGCTTTTAGGCCATTAAATGCAGCTGTTACCGTACCCATTAGTGTTAGCGGATCCATTAGGTCTCCTAGTTAGCAAGGGGATTATCTAGTGCCTTTTTAATCTTGTCATCTACCTCACGACGAATTGTTCGCAATTCTGCATTAGTATCACGTTCAATTCGGTTTACGCGCTCATTTACACCTTGCACTGTACTATCAACTTGTTTTTGCATTTCACGAACACTGGTATCAGCACTACGACGTATTTCTTTTATTTCTGTATCAACTTGTCGTCGTATTTCTTTAACGTCATCGTCAACTTGTCTACGAATATTAGCCACTTCTTTTTCGGTTTCGCGCTGGGCAACTTTAGTTCCGCGCTCTACGCCTTCTAAGACAGTTTCTGTACGACGAATATCACCTTTTAAATTTTGATTAATATCTCGTGTATAGCCTACTACTTTTTCACTGTTTTCTTCTAGTTTAATTATGCGAGCTTCGTATTCACTAAAATCTGGAGCAACATAGTTTGCAATTTTCTTTTTCATGTTTTCGTAGTCTTTGTATGCTTCAAATACTCCGTACATACCCCCGACCACAGATGATACAATACCTGCAGCAATCATTAGTTTAGCAGGTGTAAAACTGTACCCACCAATACTAATAACAGTATCTTTACTAGCATACTTTTTCATGGCAGCTTCTGCAGCTTCTACCTTTTTGTTAATGTCAACATTATCTTCTGTATTGCTCATCAATCATCTCCTGGTGAAGCCGGTCGCTACGCTGTGAAAGTGCACGTTGAGCGCGCGGATTATCTGGTAGTGTACGATTACGATAAATTTCCTTGCTAGTATAAAATACAGCATCTGGTAGGTTAACTTGTTGATACTGATCAAACCCCGGTACACTACCCATTTGTGCAACTTGCTGTGCTTGTTGTTGCTGCTGTGGATCTTGCTTAGCGCGCTCCGCGCGCTGGGCTTGAGCGGCTTGGGTTCGACGTTGCTGTTGTGCTGTAGGTTGAGGTGTAATACCGGATACAGTTAGGCCTGTACCAAGTTGTGGGCTAGTATTAATTTGAGAAGTAGGACTGGTGGTACTAGTAATACTTGGCACAGTAATTGCTTGCTGCGCTTGAGGGTCTGCTATTAATACAGTTTCTGCTAGGTTATTAGTATTGGTTAAAAAATTTGATTGACTAGGGCTAGAATTAGGAGAAATATAACCGGCACACTGTGGACTACTCTGCGAATTAGATTTACACGCATCTGTTACCTGTTTTTCCTTAAAAGCGTTTGCATATCCTGGGCAACCAGAATTGTATAAAGGATTTGCTATGCATTGTTGATTGAAGTATGCCTGTTGGTATAGCGGGCAAGATGTAGAAAAAAGGGGATTAGAAGCACATTGTTGATTTATATACGCTGATTCGTATCCGGGACACTCAGGAGAAAACAAAACATTCACCAAGCATTGTTGACTACGATATGCTTGTGCATATCCCTGACAATTTGGACTGTATAGAGAATTAATATTGCATTGAGATTGAAAATATGCTTGTTGATAGTTTGGACAGGTTGATGCATAAAGTGGATTTACAGCGCACTCATCAACCACATACATTGCATTTAAAGAAACATTTCTAACCTGCGGGCCATAATAACCCGCCCAATACCTATCATCTTTTCCACTAAAACTTACATCAAATCTATCAACAAAATCTAAATTAAATGGACTACCATAATTTCTTTTGCCACTTACAGTTTCCCATCCATTTGTTTGATTAAGTGTATAACTATCTTTTTGTTTACTGAATCCAAATTGATCTTTTAAATCAACAGAAAAAGAAACAAATCCTCTATTAAATTCACTATTCATGTATTGAAAAGAATAATTGTATCCATAGAGTCTTAGATGACTACCTTGTAGAGTTTCGCGTAATCTTATTTCTTGGTTAACAATTTGCTGTGTATAACCAAATAAGATTGTTTGTGTTTGAGGATTGTAAGCTGCGCGATTTCCTCCAGATGTTCCGCCTGAACTATAATTACCTGTAACAGTATTCGCCCAATTATTTTGTATTAAATTGGGTGTTGTCTGTATATCCTGAGCACTAGAAAAGAATGAGAAGAATAGCCAGGACGCCAAGCCCAGCACTAACTTTTTGCCAGAAACTTGCATTGTTACTCTCCTTTATGGATTCAGGTTTTCGTTCTGGATTGTTGTCCCATATTCTCTTGGCTTCTTCGCCGATCTTACCGTCTACAGGACAAGGAGTACCAGCATTCATCATGGCAGTAAATACTCGATCATCTTGGCATAGTGTAGATACGGCTGCAACTTTCATGCCCATGTCGTATAAGTTTTTTGCTAGTTTAATACGTTCACAGTTCATATCCCGAACAGTACTACCACCACTAATACCTAGGATTTGAGTTTGTACTGCTCCTGACACACCAACAGTACAAAGATCATTGTTAATTACAGTAATACCTGGACTAATAGCACTAGGTGGTGGAGATTTAACTGTAGTTTCATTTACACTAGTACTAGTCGAATTAGATTGACTATTACTTGTTGATTCTGAGATAATCCTGTCTGTTGTTTGTGCAAAGGAAAGGGTTGAGATCAAGAATAATAGCCAAACTAATTGTCGCATAGTAACCTCTAAGTATTAGGCAGTTGGCGAAGGAGCTGAAGTTTCGGTTGGTGGAATAGGAGTAGTAGGTTCAGGAGCTGGCGGTGCCCAAGGTAAGCTTTCTTGAGTTAAATCAGCTTTTGCTGCTTCTTTATTGAGTACAAGTTCAATATGTGCTTTTATAGGCTGTAAATCTACAGTATTTTCAATCCACTGAACTACCTGTTGTTCAGTTATTTGATTTAGGGGAATGAAACTAGCAGGTTCTGGATCTTGTAATGTAGTGGTTTGTGGTAGTGAAAATTTTTGACCACTAAGTTCGCCTTCTAGTATCCACTCTACTAGTTTTACTACGCCGGTTAATCCGTCCAGAGTTTTAGTACGAATGCTTGTTGGTTTAATTGTAAAGGTTACCATAATAATTCCTTATTATACGGGTTGGGTTGGCCATTCTACTGACCAAGGAAAATTTGATTGTGTGGTAATATCTCTAAGAGCTTGTCTATACGTTGCCCATGTTTGTTTATCTACAGGAGCATCTGCTACTTGTGTCCAGTCTGAGTTTGAAAGTAGTTCATTTCTCCGTTTTCTTATGTCGTATGCAGCAGCATCAAATCTAGTTTGAATGTGTTCTGGAAGTGCATCAACTACACTCCAAACCCTTGTCCAAGTTCCGTTTTGTAGAATGGGTTGTAGTTCAACTAATTCTTTAGTATGATCAATCTGTGGCATTACGCTTTCTGCTACCCTAAAAATACCCCTACTATTTAGAGAACTTTCTTCTGCAGGAATAGTAAACGATGTATTAGGAAAATCTACTCTTAAATCGTACAGATTATAAGGGTATTTCTCAATTTCACCATTACTATTTAGTTTTACATATATCATTAGTTTTCCTTAATTAGTAGTCTGTACCTGCCATATAATATCCAGTATATATAGTCCATGCCGTACCGCCCGAAGCATTGCCTACAAAAACATAGCTTTGATTTGCTGAAAAATATCCTGCAGGAGAGGGTGTAGCTAGATATGTACTTGTAGTAGCTATGCCGGATGCGCCGCTGGTACGACCGTGAGTTCCAAATAGTATTTCTACTATAGGTAAATTACCTGTTTTTGCACTATTAAAAAATGTAGCTTCATAAACAATACCAGGAGATCCTGCTGTTCCGCTTGTTGCTGCCGCTCCCTCATATCTTATTCTTGTATAATCAGTGCCTGAATTTCTATAGGCAACTCTTTGGTATGAATTATCTGCAGCACCTAGGTGAATTTTATGTAAGGCAGGATTACTTGCACTTAATCCACTATAAACAGTTGACCCACTACCAAAAGTTATATATGTATTAGATCCAATATAGGCCGTAGTAAAAGCATTATAGTTAAGTGAAAAAGTTGGTATAGTAACACTAACAAAACTATCATCAACAGATGCATTTTGAATGCTTACCCATCCAGAAGGCGTCCAACTTGTTCCACCAGCACCTAAAGTGGGAGCTTTAGTACCGGATCTTGGCCAATATGGTTGGCCACTAGCCATAAAATTATTAAAAGATATTTGATCCATTTTAATTATCGTAGTTAGTTAAATAAGAACCGCGCCATCTACTTCCAGCATCGTCTGTAACAAACATAAATAAGTGAGTTTTACCAGTTGTTAGTGTAGGAGCAATATTACCCGGCCATTTTACAGTTGAAGGCCAAGTAACCGTACCACTAGTGTGTGTTAGTTCAAGTGTAAATGAGTATGCAACATTAAACCCGGATGCAGCAGGTACATTACTAAATGTAAATGTGCTATCGCTACTAATAGTTCTTGTAAAGTAATTGCCTTCTCTACAATCAATATCTAATGAAGAGGTAAATCCGCTGTAGGTGTAAATTACGGCTTTTACATTCATAATAAAAGTTTCGGCTACTTGCATAGAAGAAGAACTTCCTGCACGCAAAACTACGCGATCGTTTGTACCAGATCCAGCATCTAAGAATAAATCTTGTGAAGTTAAACGATTAAATGAGTAAATCTGTGAAGATATTTCGGTGCCCGAACTATTTTTATCAGCAAATCGTATCATTCCTCCAAATCTGCTACCAACAGGTGTTAGAGTTCTTCTAATAACAATAACAGGATAGTCAATACTACTATTAACGTTATTTTCGATTAAAAATGTTGATTGAGTACGAGTACTACCAAACATATACATGGGTATGTCTGTTGCCGTTCCGTATGCATTATCGCTTGGGCCGCTGGCAGTATTAACTCGTAGTTTACTATTAATAAACAGGGTACCAGTCATTGTGCCGCCGGTTAGTGGTACCTTATTAGGATCAGTTGCTGTACCGGTTATATTTATACCCCAAGTACCACTAGCTCCACCACCTGCGAGGGTTGGCGAATAGTTATTATAATTTGAGCTATCAAGAACTGTAGCTTGGGTACCGCCTCCATACGAATTTTTATTTACGTATGCGGTACCATCAGACCATCTAAACTGCCAGCCATAACTATTATTATGAAATCCTGATGTATTTGAGCTTGGGTCAATCATTAGGGATATATGACCATTATTAGCAGTAAACTCTAAGCCTCGCCAACCATTACGCGTACCCTCAATTCTCCAAGCACCATAAGTACCGTTATTTGGATAAAAATGAGCACCATTATTGCTTTCATAAAAGCCATAATAACCGTTTAGGTGTACCCAGCTATTAAATCGGCCGTAATCACTTCCGCCTTGTTGAATTTGAAAACCATTACCTAATCCAAATAAACCTGCACCAGTTACATTATTGCCGCCCATAGCAATAGAACCAGTCATAGTTCCGCCGCTTAAGGGCAAGGCATAACTACTATAATTAGTAGCATCTAAAATTGCTCGCCAACTTTGCCAAGTACCACTATTACGACCACGCACTGCTAGTTGACCAGTTCGATAATCTCCATATATTTGATGTACCCAACTAGAGCTGTGTGCTTGTGAATAAATAGCGCCATCAGTTTGACCAAAAAGACTTACAGAAGT